AAAAATCAACCGCCTGAATAAGATCGATGCAGATCCCTTCGACTGGGATCAGATTAAACTGCCGGATTTCGAACCGACTAACGATCCGGTAGAAGCCGGAATCCTGACCGGGACATCCCGTTCCGAACTGGAAGAAAAGATCCGGAAACTGGAAGAGAAATATTCCGAAGTCATTGAAATAAAAGACGTACCCTATGAATCTGTCAACGGAGATTAAAAAGCAGTACTTCAATACCCCCCAAATGGAAGCGATGTATATCGCTGCCAATACCACTGTTATTGTCGGTGGCCGTCGCCTGGGGAAATCCCACGGTTTCGGGGCTCCTTTTCTTCTCCGGAACATGAAACACATGCCAGGTAGTTCCGGAGGGGTGGTCGGGACTTCCTATCAGCAACTACTGACCCGCACGCTCCCCGGTACACTGAATGCCCTCCGTCAATGGAACATACAGCGCGATGTTCATTACTACATCGGACGCAAGCCCCCTTTATCCGCCAATTTCAAGGAACCGGTTATTCCTCCGGCCAGCTATGACAACTCCGTCATCTTCTGGAACGGAACTATCCTCCGGCTGATCTCCCAGGACCGACCTGGTACTTCCAATTCACTGACTTTGGATTGGGGACTTTTCGATGAAGCCAAGTTTCTGAACTTTGACAAACTGAAAGACGAAACCTTTCCAGCGATGGGGGGATACTCTCCCAAATTCCGCGATTGCCCGTGGTACCGTTCAAAACTCATTATTTCCGATATGCCGACCACGAAAAAAGGGTCATGGTTCCTGGTATATAAAAACATGATGGACGAAGAGCTAATCGAAACGATCGCGTACCTGGTTGTCGAAAAATTCCGTATCCAGACAAAAGCCAAATCGGAAGGCTGGACAGATTCCATGCAGCGTTATTACCGGCAGATCGTCAGCGAAATGGCCCGCCTACGTTCCGTGGCTATCCTTTATCGGGAATGGTCGTCTATCCAAAATCTGGCCCTTTTGGGAGAAAAATACATCCGTGACCTAAAGCGGGATCTTCCGCCCATGGTCTTCCTGACTTCCGTCATGTCCAAGCGGATAACCAAACTATTGGGCGGTTTTTATTCCAATTTGAGTGAAAAGCATTACTATTCTGATTTCAATAATTCTTACCTGGATAACTGCGGATATGATTTCGATAAATTACAGGATGAATCCTGCTTGCAAGACGGGGATCTGGACTTTGACCGGCCGATTTGTATCGCATTCGATTACAACGCCAATATCAACTGGATAGTATGTGGTCAGGATGTTTCCCTGCAGATGCGTACCCTGAACTCCTTTTTCGTAAAATATGAACGTAAACTTCGGGAAGTGATTCAGGATTTCTGTAAATATTACCGTTTCCACCGAACCCGGGAAGTCGTATACTATTTCGATAGTACGGCTATCGGTAACAACTATGCGGTCAACGGGGATGATTTTGCCGCTACTGTCCAGGATGAATTTCAAAAACAGGGCTGGCGGGTTTGTCCGGTTTACATCGGCCAGCCTATGCCACACCGGGAAAAACACAAAATGATCAATGAATCCTTTATCGGCCAGGGAAACTACCTTTATCCCCAAATCAACAAAGCCCATAACGAAGCCCTAATCCTGGCCATGGAACAAGCCGGAGTCCGGATTGGCACCAAAGGTTTCGAGAAAGACAAGTCCGGCGAAAAATACGCCGACTGAAGAAGACCTACTCCAGTATCGTACTGACGGAACCGATGCTTGGGACACTCTTTTCATAGGCATGAACAAATTTCCCCACCAATCCGGATCGATGTTTGGACTGGTGTCGATGATGAAGTAATGTTATATCATTTCTTTATCAAAAATTACTACAAATTTTACAAATTAAATATTACATTTGAAACATTATTTTCAAATGACACAAAGCTATGATTAAAGAAAATACAAATAATACTCAAGGAACAGACAAAAAGAAATGCTGTTTTATTGTAACTCCACTTGGCGAAGAAAAATCAGAAACCAGAAGGCGTGCTGATGGTGTGATTGAGGCAGTTCTGAGGCCTGTTTTGAAGTCTTTAGAAATAGAAATGATTACTCCTCACGGGATATCTTCTCCGGGTTCTATTCCTCTGCAAGTCATTCAAAATATCTTAAATTGTGAATTGGTAATAGCGAATTTAACAGAGCTAAATCCTAATGTTATGTATGAATTAGCTGTACGTCATGCGAAAGGAACGCCAGTAATATGTATTGCTGAATATGGTACAAAACTTCCATTTGATATTTCTTCAGAACGAACTATTTTTTATAATAATGATATGTTCGGAGTAGAAATACTAAAAAATGAATTGAAGAAAATGATAGAAGTGGCGTTGAAAGATAAAACTCAAGATAATCCTATTTACCGTGCTGATAGGGAATTTAAATTAAGAGAAGCTGTTATTAAAAAAGAAGGAGATAGTGATTTTTCTTATCTATTGGATAAAATAGATTCATTGGATAATAAAGTAAGCCTTTTAACTAAGAAAAATAATTATCGACTTTGGGGAAGTTTGGATTATAACAAATATTTAAATAATGACATTGCATTACAAGTAGTGAGTGATTATCTTAATAATAAAGAAGAAAATAATAAAGATAAATAACTTCAAATTTATTTTTGAAGATAAAATTAAGACATTAGTAAATGCTTGAACTGTCATTCGGGCAGACTTTTTATATCCGATTCGCACCTTTTTCAGTTTTCCAAAAGTTAATTTCCTGAGCATCAAACAATAAACTCTAAAAATACCCCTCTTTTTTTCAGTTTTCACGCACACGACCCCGCACCGCCCTGTCGATGAATCCGGTAATCGATAGGGTCAATGGTACGTTATATGACAGCGTTTTATATTGTTAATCAGTCGATTACCTCGGTAATCGAAAAGGTAATCAGCGATTACCGCTCTGTCCTTTCTTTCCGCTCTCCCTTCCCTATCTTCGTAATAAAAAAAAACCATGTTTTCTATCTACAAAGCCAGGCAAATACTGGAAAGCAAACAGGAAGTAAACCTGAAATACTGGGACAAGGAAGGCAATATAATCACAGCTAATCAAGTGGTCTGTACATCCAGCTATCATGAGAATAATACTTTCAATTTATTACATACACAATCCGGGGAAGTCCGGAAGATCCGGGTCTGGAATATCTTTGAACTGAACGGAGAGGAGGTGTGTCTATGATGGACTATGTATCCGTATTGGAAGTAAGTTCCGATGTTTCAGCTATTATTAACGAAGCTACATCTGCAGATCTGTTTGACAAAGAGCCGACACAACCGGTAACGGTAAAGGGTTCTTCACGGGGGTATGTACAATGGGGCTATGAGAATAATTTGCCGCAACTAATCAGAGATAAAGTATATGTTTCCGATGTTATGAGTCCAAACATGCTGTTCAATATACTGACCTGTTATGGCAGGGGTGTAAATTATACCCGAAAAGACGGCAGCCCCGTAGAGGAAGATGAAATTACAACCTTCTTTAAGCGTAACCGGTTAATTCCCCTGATGTGGGAAGCGATTACCGATATTAAGTTCTGGAACTTTGCCGTATTGGTACTGATTCTCGATAAGGAAGGAAACAAGGTGGTACAGCTTGTGCATAAGGAAGCCATGTATATCCGTCTGGAAACCTGTAACCCAGCAACCGGCCGGATAGAACATGTATTGTATGCTAACTGGGAAGATCAGGAAAGTGCGGAACATCCGGAGGTCATCGAATTGTTGGATATGCGTGATCCCTGGGGCGACATGATGGTACGTTTAGGACGACTCCCTGGAGCCGACGGACGCATGTTAAAGACAAGTGTCCGAAAATTTGCCTTTTTGGTGCGTATTCCAACGCCGGGCAATAAATATTATCCGTTTGCCTACTGGATGTCAACCCTGCGTTCCGGCTGGTATGACCTGAGCGTCATGGTACCGAAGGTTAAAAAGGCACATATGAAGTCCGGGATGAAGATCCGTTATCAGGTAGAAATTGATAAAGAATTCTGGACGTATCTCTTCCAAAGCGAACAAATCACCGATCCGGAGAAGCAAAAGGAACGCCGGAACAAAGAGATCCAGAATATCAAGGAATTTCTTTCCGGTCTTGAAAGCGGGGATAAAGTGTGGTTTTCCGGTTATTATATCGATCCGAATAAGGTAGAACACCGATTGGTCCGGATCAACATTATCGATACAAAGAAGGAAGGAGGTGATTGGATTGAAGATGCCGAAGAAGCCGCTAATTTCTTGTGCTATGCCCAGGGCGTACATCCGCACCTAAATGGGGCAACACCTGGTAAAAACAAAGGTTCCCAGTCGGGTTCCGATAAACGGGAACTGTTTACCATGAAACAAGCCATCGAAAAGCCGGTCCGCGATCTTTTGCTGGAACCGTTGGTATTGGTGGCGGATGTAAACGGCTGGGATATCCGGTTCGATATTCCCGATATTATGCTGACAACACTGGATCAGGGAACCGATGCAAAGGAAGTTTCACAAAATAAGGAGGAAAAAGATGATACTGCAGAATAAAGAACAATTTATCAAATACATTCCAACTGCGGCGGCTTCTGACTGGAGGGATATGGAGACCTTCCGGGATAGTGCCGAACGCTGGCTGAAAAATGAAATCCTAGGGCGCGTATTGTATGAAGAACTGGAAGCCGATCCGGAGCGGGAACAGTATCAGGAAATACTGGATTTATGCCGCAAAGTAATCAGCCTGGATGCTTATCATCGGGCTATTCCTTTTCTGGACCTGGTACAAAATGCCAACGGCTTTGGGGTCGTCTCCAACCAAAACCTGGCACCAGCTTCCCGGGAACGGGTGAATCGTCTGATTCAGGAAACAGCTCTGCAACGGGATAGTGAAACAGAAGTTTTATTAGATTACCTGGAAGATACCCCGGCCCTTCATGATGCCTGGAAAGGTTCGAAAGCGTATTCAGTCCTGTCGGATTGCCTGGTGATGACAGCCAGAGAACTGAAACGGCTATGTAACTGGTCCGGAAGCCGGGAAGAATTTCTGAAGCTGAAACCGGTGCTGACACTTCAGATGTATAGTGTACTAGGGCGTTGGGTTAGCCGGACATATATCGATGAGCTGCTCGAACAACAGCGGGACAATGACGTCACCGAAGAAAATGCCGGTGTGCTGAACATGCTGAAGTTTGCTCTGGCCAATTACGTAACCGGTAATCTTAAAGATGCCGATGCTTTTCGGGATGAAGCGGTAAGCTTGATGGATGCCAGGCCGGAAGCCTATCCGACCTATGCCAATAGCAAGGAATACCGGACACGTCACCAAAACAATTACGAAAATTCAGCCGATTCACCGATTTATATCATGGGAGGAATATGAGAACTGTAAATTTAATTCTGCCGCATTCCTGGGAAGAATTGTCCGAACGTCAGTTACTGTTCGTTTCTTCTCTGTATTTACAGGGGCTTACCCGGAATGCTTTTCTAACGAAGGCATTTATATGCCTGTCAGGTTTACGTATTTTACTGGGCCGTTACGGTGACCGGGAGAATCCGGTTTATCGGTTCCGGAAGAAGGGAGAAAAAGCCTTTCCCATGTCAATGGGTGAAATCCTGGATTTTTGCCGAAAATGTGAATTTTTATTGGAATACCGGGAAAACTTCAGTCCGCTGCCAGTGCTTGCTGGCCGGAAGGCTTTGAATACCCTGATGTATGACGCCTGTTTCGGGCAATTCATATCGGCAATGGTCTACTACAACCAATTCAAGGATCCTGAGCAAGACCGGCATTTCCTGGATAAATTATGTGCCGTGATGTACCCGCCCGGTCACTGGAATCCGGACGACATCCGGCAGGAAGATTTCGCCTGTTTACCCTTACATGTCTGCTATACCGTTTTCCTTTGGTTCGGGACAGTAATGAATGTCATCTCCAGAGAATGTCCGGGCCTATTCCGGGAAACTTCGGATGACGCTGAACCGGTTTCTTTACGGGAGAACATCCATGCCATGTACAACCTCGTAACAGAACACGATATTACTAAAGAAAAAGAAGTAGCCCGGCTGGAAATGTGGCGGGTACTCTATGATATGGACGAAAAGGCCCGCCGGATCAAAGAAATGAACGAACGACTGGAACAATATGGAAGAGTTTAATATTACCGAATATGTCCGGAAAATACAGCAAAGTCTGAAAGTTACATCCGGCTATGAATTCTGCCGGATATCCGACCCGAAAGCAATGGAAGAAGTGATCCAGAACAGTAAACGATGCGACCGCTTCTTTGCCCTCGATGACAGTCAGGAGGGTATGATTTTCCAGGGAGACGGCGGAGGCTGGTTTGAACATCGGCCGGTAGTTATATTCTTATTGGGTAAATTATCGAAATGGCCAGACATGACAGGCCGGGAACGGATTCTGAACGAAATGCGGAGCATTTACCGGAAAATTGTTTCCCGGCTGATCCGCGACCAGGAACACGTTGAAGCGCTTGCCTATCTGGCCGATGACAGCATTCCTTTCGACGAAATCCCGGGAGAGTTTGCCGGAGGTACTGCCGGACTTTTCTTTACGTTTACTGTGGATATCCCTCTAAATTTAGAATACAATGGGGCAGACTGGCAGTAATTTTACCGGATCGGTTACCGCCTGGAGCGAAATCACGATGAAAGTGCTGTTGCAGCGGATGGATGTGTTAGGTTTCGGTGCCGAAGCAGAACATCTGCGCAGCAGCCTGCAAAAAGGCCGTTTGCAGGTTTCCGATAAAGGGAATGACATTTACAACCTGGCGATGTCTTTCAATCTGTATGGCCGCTTTGTCGACATGGGCGTTGGCCGGGAATTCCGCCGGGGGAATGATGGACGGCACACGGAATCCCGGCGTAAGCCTAAGGAATGGCTTTCCCGGTACTGGTGGGCACAATTTCAAAGGCTCAAGGAGATTATGAAAGAAAAGTATGCGACCGCTTCTGCTGAAGTCGTTATGGATGAACTTTCCCAAATCATGGGTGGAGCGAAGACTATGAAAGGCTTTATGTACGCCGTCCGGCAATCTAAGCGTAATACCCGAAACTATGCCCGCCGCCGTGCCCTTCCCGGTAGGTGGACTAATAATCATAAGACGTGGAAACCGTACTAAAATAATTCCCCCCAAAAGTTGCTAACTTAAGCAACTTTTATTATATTTGCTGTATGAAAAGGGAAATAATAGCATTCGGAGATTATTATGACGATTTCATGAAAACCCTGTCACCGACCGAGCGTAAGAAGGTTCATTATATACTTGATCTTCTACAGACCGAAGATAGGATTAGTACGAAATTCGTAAAATTTATCAGGGATGGCCTTTATGAAATAAGGGCTATGTATAATGGAAATATCTATCGAATATTTTTCATTTTCGATGAAGGCCGGATTGTAGTTTTATTTAATGGTTTTCAGAAAAAGACACAGGAAACCCCGGAAAATGAAATAAAGAAAGCACTAAGAATAAAGGAGGAATATTATGAAAGCAAAGAAGATTAAAAGTATCAGTACCGAACTTGACGAATTATATGGTAAAGAAGGTACGCCTGAAAGGGAAGCTTTCAGAAAAGAAGCGTATGCGTATTACACCGGTCAAATTATCGAACAGGCTCGTAAGGAAGCTAATATGACTCAGGAAGAACTTGCAAAAAAAATAGGTTCGAATAAATCTTATATTTCCCGGGTAGAAGCTGGCAAGACAGAGCCCAAAGTATCGACTTTTTATAGGATTGCTGCTGCATTGGGTTTGAACGTTGAACTTACTCCTGCTATTGGATAAGTTTAGGGATTTGGATTTATGAACGGATAAACAGTAATATAAATCAAGGTGGCATGAAATCAGCTTTTCGGGAATTATCAAAGAGTCAGAATGACTGGGTTATCGGTGGAGTACTCTGCGGGATATTTCTCCTTCTGGGTATAGCTATTGCCTGGATTGGCTGGTGGATAGTTCAGTGTGTATTTCTAATTATGCTATTCATTTGGGACTGGCGCTGGGCGCTTGTTATTACATTAGCTGCTGGCTGGGCTTTTTTTCTTGGATAAGAAATGGAATAAATAACGTAAATCAGATCCTTTTTATTCGACACCTCGGAGAAATCCGGGGTTTTTCTTTGCTATCTCAAAAACTTTCCGTAATATTGTAATGTTCAAATCAAAACCAGTAGGACGGAGATAGACCGCCCTCGAATCCGAGTAGCGGATTTTTTATGTCTATCACTCAACACATGATAAACGTATGCGGCGTGTACCCCCGTCTATATGCTTTAATGGTATATAGGACCCTACTGGTAGGATTTGAACAACGGGACAGGCACGCCGTTTTTTGTGTCCAAAAAGTTCAAAAAATATCAGATTATGGAAAAGAAACTTACCGCTCCCAGTATCGTGGAGCAAATCACCGAAATCCGTTTACCAGGATCTACTACTGAATTTCAGAAGCTAATCCCCAGGATTATTACTGAAATCTGTGAACTGGAAAACCGGGTTATGTTGCAAGCTTATTCATTTACTGATAAGCAATTGAAGCCTTCAACAGATCGTTTCAATGATGAAATCTCCGAGTTCGAGATTAATCTGCGGG